GCGTTCCATAAAGGAGCTGCTGGAATTTTTACATAATCCATTGTAATGTATTCATCTCCTAAACTAGATGGGCTAATTTTAATACCATTTAAATCTCTATAATATACAGGGTATGTTGAAGATGGGGCTGTTAATTTTGAAGAATTAACATATGTGAATTCAGATTTATTTAATTTTTCTAAATTTATTGATCTATTAGATCTTGATATATTTGTTATTCTATATAAATCTGTTGGCAATATTGTGAAGCCATGAGTATTTAAATCTGTAGCTAATAAAGGAAAAGTACAATTAGCATTTGCTCCTGTCATAGAAGCTTGTGGAATAGTAATTACATCACCCGTAGCATATCCACTTCCGCCATTTATTATTGTTATAGTTGAAAAAGTATTTGTTGTTGCTACCACAGTAACTGTTAAGCCAGTTCCGCTACCGTTTGACGTAGTAGCTAAATTTGAATATGTCCCAGCTGTAACTTGTGATGGTAAACTAATACCTGATCTTGATTTAACTTCGATATCGGGCTTTACCGCATTTTTGCCAACTGGAATATGTAACTCAGCTTCTTTAGAAAATACGTCTAGTTTTTCTTTTAAATTTTTTGGCATATTGCCATAATCATTATCTTCTCCAGCATTGTTTCTTTTATTTAATGATCTGCTATAGTCATAAAAAGCTTTTTCTAAAAGCTCTAATTGAGCTTGCTGTGCTAGTTTATTAAATTGGCCGGGACCTAATTGTCCTCTTTGCTCTCTATTTAATATAGTAAGCACGCTTTTGTATATTTTATCGACACTTATAGCCATAATTTTTATTTATATAATGATTAAGCCGCATATAGCGGCCCAACCACTATAAGCTTTATTTTAGTTTTTTTTCTACACTCTTATAAACCTCAATGCCTTCATCTGTTTTAAACCACGCAGCTAAAGCTGAATATGGGTTTTCATCAAAAGGAACAGTCATAAGTTTTCTATCATTTGATCCCCATAAAAATGTTCTTTGATCGTTAGATAATTTAATAATACCATTTTCTACAGCTTTTATACCGATGTTTCTGATATTAAGATTATCATCTTGCGCTAACTCTAAGAACAACACGGGGTTGTTTCTAGCAAATACTAATAAATCTCTTTTAAGTTCCTTAGAAGTCATTCTAGATACTTTAGAACCAACTTCAGCTCTCAAAATAGCTTCTGCTATTTCAATATCTAGATCCATAGCAATATTTAAAGCATCTAATTCTAATTCTAAATAATCTAAATCACTTTGTGCTTCTTTTGCAGGGTCTTCTTCTTTAAATCTTACTCCATTATCTGGGTGATACTCAAGAAATTTTTGTAATACTTGTTTTTCTTTTGGTACGTAAAGCATACCATCTCTAAAAGTAATATGAGCTAACCTTTGAGGTCCTTGCATTTCATCAACAAATATTGTTTTTTGATTTTCACAATATTTTATTTCTCTTTCATAACCTTTTTGTTCATCAAACCATAATATACTTTTACTTTTTAGTTTGAATGCAATAGGTGTGGCATTAATAGTTAAATTATAAAGTTTATCTTTATAAGCTGGTTTGTTTACTTTTGGTATAGAAATTTTTTTAGGTTTTTCTACTTGTTGAACAACTTTTGGTTCAACAACTTTTTGTTTTTGTGTTTTTTCCATGATATAATATAATAAAAATTTAAAAATAAAGGCATTGGGTGCCGAAGCACCCGTACCTTTAAGTAATATTAAGAATCAAATTTAATGAAGTTGTTTGCAGCTTGAACTACTAAACATCTTTCTGATAAATAGTGAACCTCCATCTTGTCAAAGCCAGAAGATGTTGCTCCACCTACTGAACCTGTTACCCAAGTTTTTAGTTTTCTATCGTCAGCCTGAGAAGCTCTATATCTTACATGTAAGAAAGGTCTTCTAACAGCATTACCTAATGATTGATCGTACACTGAAGATGTACCAGCAGGGATTAATAATCCTTTTAGTCCACCAACTAGCCCTCTTGTAGAAGGATTGTTTAAATATTTCCAGTCAGTTTTGTAAAAATCATATGAACCTCTTCTGAAACCTCTAAATCCAAGATTTAAAGCCATATCTTCTGAGTTTTCAAATACGCCATAAGCAGTACCACCCGCAGAACCTGCAGATATACCAGCTAATAAGTCGTCTAAGTTTAGATTTGCACTTCTATCTAAGAATAACATATTTTCTTCAATAGCTCCTTGCTTATCTAATTCAGTAAGAATTTCATCCCATTCAGCAAGATCACCTGCATCATTGAATTGGTTTGTTGCTACGATACCTCTATTGTCTATCGCAGATAGTAAACCTTCTGATCCACCTGGAACACCCGCGCTAACGTCTGCTGCAGCTTTTTCAGCTTCAATCATAACCATTTCCATATAATCGTTAAATCTCGCTCTAGTATCTCCTTCTGATTTTAGATACCATAAGTACCCGCTATTTCCAGATTCTCCAGAAACTTCAATCCAACCGATCTGAGCTGTGTCAGAACCATTGATTTCAAAGTGATCTTTAATAATTAAAGGATTGTTTTTGAATGTTTTGAATTGTGGCTCAACAGATTCTCCCATAGCGTCTGTTCCTTTTCCGAATTCAGAACCATAAACGAAGAATTTAATTGTTGCGTTTCCAGCCGAGATACCTGAAAGGTTATCTAAGTTAGTACCACCGTAAGGCTTAATCTTTAACTGAGTTTCAGATGCCTCAATTCCTTCTGTAACAAAAGCTTTAAAAACTACTCCTGATACAACACCTACTACAGTAGCACCTTTTCTTACTGCGTGCACTTCCGCTTGAGATGTTTGATCAATGTTTTTAATTGCTGTTACTAAACCGCTGCCTGTTGCAACAGTTCCTTGATATGCTAGGTGTAATCTACCTTGCTCAGACCAAATTACTTGATCAGAAGCCATAGGCATTTCAGCACCCATCATTTGAATAAAACCGGATATAGATCTATCTCCATATCTAGTTACTTCTTGCTCATATAATTCAGGTAAGTATTGTTTAGCCCAACCATCATTTTGTATATCCAAATAACTACCAGGAGTAGTCATTTTTTTATAAGCTGGGGAAACAAGACTGCCTGCTATAGGAGCATTTACTGTATTGTTGTCTGCCATTTTAAATTAATTTTTTTAGTTTAATAATTTTTTAACTTTAATTTTAACTTAGAATTATTATCGCCTGAAATAGCTCTTACTTTTACCCCGCCAGCATTAACATAACCTTCCGCACTTTTACGTGGTTCCATGTTTATGTTTTTAGCATTTGACATAGTTTCTTTAATGGCATCTGCTTTACCTTGTTGATAAAAATGATTTGCTAATTCATCTGCGTTGTTAGCAGCAAATAAAGCTTTATGATAACCAGTAGCGTCTTGCAATAAATTATTATTGCCAACATATTTATTAAAAACATTTAATAAATCTCCTTGATTTTCTTTTACTTTATTAGCATCTTTTACGTTAAACCTAAATTTTTTGTCCCCAACTTTGAAATTAAAACCTTTAAATTCAGTATTAAAAACTTTTTCAGTTTCTTTATTAAAATGCTTTGCTTGTCTATCTAATAACTCTTCGTTTGATTGTTGCTCTTCAGAATAGCGGTTAAAAAACTCAATAGCTTTTTGTTGTTCAGGTAGTAACTTAGAGCCCAACTTGACCTCTTTGTAATATTGATCTTTTAATCCTGTCAAAAAGTTTTTTGCTTTCGCAACCTCTTCCTTTAAAGCAATTTGCTTTTTCTTTATGTCTTTTGGTTCATCATTTTCTTCGTCCCAAGAAAAATCTGATTCCATAAGGAAAGATACCTCATCATCATTTAAATGAGGTTTTGTTTGTTTGTAATATTCTCTTAACAATGTTTTTTGATCAGCGTTTGCGTAATCAGCGCTTAATCTAACATAGTCTTCTATGCTACCTCCTGTTTCTTGCATGAACTCTACTAAACTTGAAACATTTTCTGGTAGCTCTATTTGTTCTTGTGTTTGATTTTCCTGTAGTATTTCTTCTTGCTGCGATGAGGCGTCGGTAGCTTCAGCGCTTCCATCCATTCCTGCCTTGTCAGTTGTATCTGTTTCATCTGTTATTTCTTCTACTATAGGTTTTTCTATTTCTTCTTTTTCGGTTTCCCGTACTTCTTCAGCCACTTCTTGGCTGTCGCTACTGTCTTCGGGTTGTCCGACAACAGCATCGCTGTCATTTGTGCTTTGCTCTTGAACGGCATTTTGATTATTTATTTTTGTTAAATCTACTTTATACATATCAGACTCTTTATCATATTGAGAATCTTTTTGTACTTCTTGTTCTTTTTCAGCTGGAGTTTTTATTTCGTCTTCCAACACTTTTGCTTTAATTTCTGCCATAATAAAATATTATATAATTATTTAAAAATTTACCTTGGTTCAAATTGTTCTAAACCAAATCCACCAAGGTTATCAAAACCTGAAGATTCAAAATCTTTTGGTGGCTTACCAGTTTTTCTCTGGTCTATCAGTTCACTCTGTTGAGATGCCTGTATTTTTGTTCTTTTATCTTTTCTGTCTTCTTTACTGTTATCTCTATTTGTAATCACCTGCATTTCCTTTTCTTTAAGCTGCATGTTTAATTCAAACTCATATTGCATTAATTCTTTTTTAATTGCAGCTTCTTTTTCCATTTTTTGAGTATCAAATCCACTCTGCGCTTGTGCAATTTGCACTTTGCTTTCTGCAATACCTTGTTGTTTTTGTATTTCAGCAGCAGCAGCAGCTTGGCTTGCTTGAGCGTTTGAATTTGCTTGAGCTTGTATATTTTGTTGTTGTATCATTCTATCTTGCTCAAACTTTTTTCTTCTTCTTAATTTTAATAATTGATTAGCTAATTTTAAATTTTTAACCTCACGAACATCAATAGCATCTTCAAGATTTATAGCTTGTTGTTGTAATGCCATTTGTATATTGTTTTCTAAAATTTGTTTTTGTTCTTCGTCAGGTGCTAATTCAATAAATATGCCAAAGTCATGCAAATGCAATTGAGCTATCTCAGATAATGCCATGGTATTAAACCTTCCTATAGACTCCATCAAAGAATTTTTAGTACTACTAAATTCTAATACATCTGATATTCTTAACGAAATAGCTTCTGCTGTTTTTAATGTTAAATATAATCCAGCTTGTAATATATGTCTTGTTGCTGTATTACTATTTGCTGCAGCTATTTTTTGTAATCCTACCAATGCGTTTTTATCAGGTACACTTCCATCTCTTGCTTCATTTAATCCTGTAACATCTCGCATCATTTGTAAATAATAATTGTATGATTGAATTAAACTTGCTATTTTTTGATTTCCACCTCCAGCACGCAGCTCTTGTATTGGCATCTTTGCAGCACCATTGAAATCACCATCTTGAGTCATTGATCTACCAATAACACTACCCGTTTGAAAATACATATTTAATGCTTCTTGCGGATTGTAATTTGTTCCATTACCTAAATCAATTTCAGCCAACCCATCAGCATCTAAATAAACACCATCCGGTACTAATCTAGCTAATACTTGTTGTAATTTTAAATGTGTTATTTGAATCATGTCTGCAAAAGTAGTCATTCTGCTAACTAAAGACTCGGTTTTACCTTTATACATTCTTGGAGCTACTATACTGTAACTCATTTGAACTTTTGTAATATCTGACTTGGGTCTTGTCATATTTACAGCTTTGTTCCATTTTAATAACTTGTCTCTGCCAACAATTTTTACACCTTCATACAAACATTCTATTGATCTTTGTACTTTTTCAAATCTAGATCTTGCATCTTTAGGTGGATTAAACTCATCTGTTTTTTCAATTGCTTTTTCAGCGCCCGATGAAGTTTCTTTTATTTTATAAACTTGATTTTCAAATGTTTTATATTCAAAATATAATACATCAACATAATCTTTATCATTGTCTTCAATTTTTTGGCTATAATTGTACAATTTAGAATTATTTGCACCAGTATC